CAGACGGGTTTGGACATGATGCGATCATTGCTGTGTGTGACGGTCTCAGGTCGGCAGGTCTCCCCACCGATCTTTACCGTGAACTCCGAGAGTCCCTCGGAGTTGGCAATGTACCGCACTATGTCCGTTACCGCCTGTCGGACATGAGTGGCAGCATGGCACGTAGATGCCGAGAACGCTGGCAAGTGGTTGATGAGTGTGTGGAGATACCAAAGGTTCGCGGTTCCCTCATGGGAACGCCTTGTTCGTTCGCGATCCTTAGTCTCCTCAACCACTGGATGAGCGAGGGTCTTGGGCCCCAGAGAATCATTTGCGGTGATGATCTGGCTGCCTTGACTCATCGTGCCAACGTTCCTTCCTACGCCATACGAGCATCTGACGTGGGAAGCAAGCTCCATGAGGGGAAGTCTTACAGGTCTTCGATAGGCTTTGTTTTCTGCGAAGCTTATGCGCTCCGTCAGCCCGACGGAGTGAGCCTGAGGTCCTTCCGACCTCCGTCCCTCAAGGAGTTTGTTAGGGAAGGTAATGGGGTCATGTCTCAGCATTCTGTGGACCCAACATCGTTCAATCGTCTTGCACGTTGCGCACGCACTCTGTACAAGAGGCAGCGCGATAGAGCGATGCGAAAAGGTCGACCTCCTTGTTTGCCTGCCAGCCTTGGCGGACTGGGCCATCCTTGCAAGGGACGGCTCAGTGTACCGCGCTGGTGCAGAGAAGCACTCAAGGAGCTCTATCTTTGTGAGAATGCTGAGCATAAGGGCTCGCATGACCCAACCGATTACATCCGTCCTCTTCTTGTTCCTGCTATCCCGGTTGATCGCAAAGCTCATAAACTTGCCCGTTCGTTTGTCAGTCAGCACGTTGACAGACGAAAGATTGATGAGCCTCAGCCGGGGGATCAGTTTGTTACCACCAAACAGATTGGCACCCTCGTGGCAATGGGTACCAATGCTGCTTATCTTGCTGGTGGTGGCAGTTTCAAGAAGGTTCGGACACAAGAGATTAGCCCAGGAAAGGTTAAGTGGCCTAAGCCCCTCGGCTCTTGTCGGGGGGGGATCTTGTCCACTCACACAAGGATTCGTACAATCCTTGAGTGGGACAGGAGATCCAGGGAGGAGATCGGCCACTACTTTCCTGCTGCCTTTTCGGCGCATGTCCGCGTGCGAACACACGCCTACCGGGATGGTGACATCCCGGGAGATGTCGGGGCGTAGCCACTGTAC